CCTCCGCAAGGAGGGTTAGCTTTAAGCTGCTAATCAGTTCTCACTGAAAAGCCCAAGTACAGTAACATGTACGACGCAGCCTGCTTATACGTGGAAAGTTGAAATCCCAAGCCACCCTCAATAGGGGTGGGGGAAGTCACTCTCCCCAATAAGACTTGCCTTCGGTGTGTTGACACCTCACCGATGTGCAGCCGGATATACTTCAGCGTAAGGCTACGGAAATAAACACTGAAGCCGTCACTATACTAAATAGAATACAAACGCTTCAAAGAGTGACTCTTTGAGTCGCGAGCACCTATTTTCATTCTCTCCCCGATGAACTTCTAAGTGAATCCATTGCCAAATTTTGAGGGCAGTGGGTCAGATTAGAATCAAGAGGGAAAGTAGAAGTCGCTAGAGTTATCAAACTCCAGAGACTAGCAGTGACTAAATACCTGGCTGGAGAAGGATTGTCGCTTCCGGGAATCCGTCAAGACAAAGTCCACCTCCCTGTTGTTTTACCAAGAGGGTTGCGTGACTTAATCGAGATTGGAGACCCGTGGGCTATCCGTTGATCGCTAACATTGTTATCGATCTCCAGAGTCCTCCTCGGTGGGAAAGCGGTCGACTTCTCGACTATTGAGAAACCAACAACCGGAAATCATCTAACTATAAGTGATTACGAGATTGTTAGTTTCCATAAGTCGATAGGACGACCCAAGCTTGACTACCTCTGAGAGAAGTATCATTGGTCTACTAAGGCTGGTCCTAATGGGCCAGGACTGCAAGGGGCACTAGCGGATTTAATTGGAATCAAAGACTCACCAATATTGGACAGTCTTCGAACCTTTTATCCCGCTGACGCTCCTATATGACGGTTGTTAAACGTCATATCGACGCCTCTATATCAGCTTACTTTAAGCTATTTCAAAGTCTCTTTCAAGAGGCTGAGAAAGCTTTCAGTTAAAGAAGATAAGGAGACCAAGAGCAGAATCTTCGCGATACTTGACTATTGGTCACAGTCGGCCTTAAGAACTCTCCATAAGCAGTTGTATCAACAGCTTAAGAGACTTCCCGGAGACTGTACCTTTAATCAAACTAGATTAAATTCTAGTTTCGCGAAAGACCTTAGCAGATCTTCAAAATTCTATTCTTTCGATCTCTCGGCAGCGACAGATAGATTCCCTGTTGAAATTCAACAGCGTCTCTTATCGTTGCTTACGAGTCCGGAAGTAGCAGAATCTTGAAGGCAAATAATGGTTTCGGAAGAGTTCTATCACAAAGGAAGATCATACAAGTATTCTTGTGGTCAACCTATGGGAGCGTACTCTTCTTGAGCGTTATTTGCTCTATGCCATCACATGGTAGTACACGTAGCAGGTTTGAGAGCTGGCCTTACGGCTAAGCAGACAAAACATTGCTACATGCTACTAGGTGACGACATAGT